TGCGCGATGTCCTGGGACGCGTCGCGCTTTGGCGCGGGTTTGGCTGCGGGGGCCTGGCGCGCGGGGGCACCGGACTGAACGCCGGCCATCTCCGCCGCCTCGACGATCAGGTCCCGCCCATCGAGCCCCGTTGCCGCCTCGATGGCACTGATCGGCCCGCCGCCCTCATTGCCATCAAAGTCGATCCAGTCCCCGGCATGCGGCCCGCGCAGGGTGATGACGCAGGAGCCGGTATTGCGCGGTGCGTCGCCGCGGATATTGGCCAGCCGCCATTCGTCGCCAACACGGCGTCCATTTGGGAACAGCCGCGGCACCCAATGCTCCGCCGTCTCGCGCAGACGCTGGACGATCAGGTCCAGATCGTAGCGTTCCGGTTGCGGCCGCGACGGCATGGCGTCGTTGAGATCGATCACGGTGGCACTCATGCGTGGCCTCCTTCAGGCAAGGATCAGCAGGCCGTGTTCGGCCCGGGTGATTGCGGTGTAGAGCCAGCGTTTGCGGTCCTCGGCGGTGTGCCCGAAGCCGTCATCCACGACGATCACGGTGGGGTACTGGCTTCCCTGGCTCTTGTGGCAGGTGATCGCGTAGCCCCAGCTGGACTGGATCAGCCCGCGGCACGCCATCCATTCGCGGCGATGGCGGTCGGGATCGAAGCGCACATGGTCGTCGAATTCCCCGCGCCAGAAATCCTGCGCGCCCGAGATGCAGGTGCCGTCCTCGGTGCGCACTGTGGCGCGAAACGCCCGGTCGTTGCGGGGATGCGCCTGCACGTCCGACAGATGCAGGAACATGCCGTTGATCAGCCCAAGATCATGGCGATTGCGCAGACAGATGATCTTTTCGCCGGCCCCTGCGGGATAATCGGCCTCGAACCCGGCAGCGCCTTTCATCGCGGTGTTGAGCCGCCGCCGCGTGGCGTGCGTGCCGCAGATCACCTGACCGCCCTGCAGCATCTGCGCCGGGCTCACCTCGTGGCGCGACATCTTCCAGACCTGATCGTCGAACGCGCCGAAGGGAATGTCGCGGCCCTCGCGCGCGAGGGTGGCCAGCTGCAGGATCGGGCTCTCGGCGGCCTGCCGATACACCTCGGTGAGCATCACGTCAGGTGTGGCCTCGGTGAAAAAACCGGTATCCTTCACGGGCGGCAGCTGGCCCGGATCGCCCAGCACCAAGATCGGCTTGCCGAAGGCCATGAGGTCCTGTGCCATGTCCGTGCCCACCATCGAGACCTCGTCGAGCACGAGCAGGTCCGCATCGCGCAGGGCGGATTGCGTGTTCAGCACGAAGCGCGGTTCATGGATGTGATCGAGCCTGAACTTCAGCTGTCTGATCTGGGTCTCGGCAAAGCTGCGCTCAGCCACGCCCATGCGCGGCAGGTCGCGCTCCAGCGCCGCCAGTTCCTCGGTCACGCGGGCGATTTCGTCGGGTGTGGCCTCGGAGAAGCGATAGATAAGGCTGTGAATCGTCTGGGCCGGCGTGCCCTTCTGCGTCATCACATGGACGGCCTTGCCGGTGAAGGCGGCGAAGATCACGCCGCCCAGACCGCCGGGCGTCATCGGCCGGAGGCCGAGCGCCTCGATCGCCATGGCGGTGATGGTGGTCTTTCCGACCCCTGCGTAGCCGAACACCCGGAACACCTGCTGCGCGTGGGTGCGGTGCAGATACCAGTCGCGGATGGCGGCAATGGCGCGCGTTTGCGCCTCCGAAAGCGTGAGACTCATGCGTGACCCTCCGACCAGCACCGGGCGCTGAAGGGGCAGAACCGGCAGAGATAGAAGTCGGCATGGGCGGCGATGCGCGGCAGCAGATCGCCCGAGTCCGCGGCGCGCAGCACATCCACCGCCTTGTCCGACAACACCTGCGCGGTGTTTGGGTCGAACGGTACATGCTCGTGGTAGAGCTCGCAGCTGTCCTTGTTCAGCGCGGTGAAGAGCGCGGAGGCTAGGCCCATATAAGCCATGTAGATCTGCAACTGGCCGTAATAGACGGGCTTCGAGATCTGCACACCCTTCTTCGCCGTGTCGGACCAGGATGAGGCCTTCAGCGCCTTGTGTTCCCAGAGCACCGGCCAGGTGAGCCCCATCTCCGGGCCACTGACGATCACGCCATCGACATGACCGCGAATGCGCCCGCCTGCCGTCTCGAAGCCAAACTGGCCGCCGTCGCGCCTTTCGGTGCGCAGGTCGAACCCCGCTGTGCGCAGCCAGCGGATGGCGAGATCCTCGAACACGTGACCGGCCTTGAAGATGCGCAGCGTGCGCCCCTCGAATTCCTTGCCCGGATCGACCGGTGTCCTGGTGAATTCATAGACGAGGCGGCGCGCGCAGGGCTCGCCGATGCGGCTGGCGCCGAGATAGTCGCGCGGGCGCTGCGTGTCGCGCTCCGCAACAAGTGCTGCGTCGATGCGGCTGTTGATCCGCGCCCCGAGGGGCTCGGGCTCCGAAGCCTCACGCCCATAGACGAAGCCGGATTTGTGGTTGAGGTCGAGCATGCTGGTCTCCGGCTCAAAAAGGAATTTCGCCGGCATCGGACTGGCGCCGCATCGAGGCCTGAAAGCCCTCGACGCAGGCCTCGATCAGGCAGTCGATGTCCTCGGCCGGCCGGTCGAAGAAGGGCTCCATCAGGTCCATTTCGGTGAGCGCTTCAGCGAGGTTGCGGCGCGCCTCAAAGATCGCGCGGGCTTCCATGTCGGTCTTGTCGATCATTCCGTGGTTTCTCCTGGCGATGGCGCTGCCCGCTGTGAGGCAGGCCATCGAGCAAAATCGGTGGTGGGGATGGCGGTCCCATCGCAATTGGTGACAGTAGCCGAAGCCGTGCGCTTCCCGTCCGCAGAGCGCGCAGGGCACACGGCGGGCGAGGTCAGCGCGCGTCACCCCATAAGCAGAAGGTCCAGCTTTGCGCGTTCCTCCGGGTCGGGCGCCTCCGTCCGACGCTCCGAGGCCAGTAAGATGAAGCGGCCGATCGCGTTTGATGCCATGCATTCGAGATCCTTTCGCGTGAGGCCGGCGATGGGGCGGTCGAGCCGCCCCCGCGCCTCGAGCCAGCGCCCCATCGCGAGCGCCGCCTCCGTGGTGACATGCGCCTGCCATTCGTCCGGGCTCACGGGTTCAACCAGGCCGGGCCCTGCGACGGCTGAGAACCGTGCGACGGCTGTGGGCCGCTCTCTGGTTGCGGCGCTTGCGTGGGCTGCGTGGCCGGCTGTTGCGTCGAGGCCGGTGTAGTCCAGGCCGGTGCGGTTGGCGCGGCAGCGGGTTGCGACTGACCCCATGCCGGGGCAGCGGGCTGCGCCGGAGCGGCAGCGGTCCGCGGCTTCTGGGACGGCTGCGTGGGCACCGCTTCGCCTGACATGACCTTCTGCCACTCAGGCGCCGTGGGCAGCACCACATGGTCGAGCTTGTTGGCATCCTTGTAGGCGGGGTTCCGGTTCGCCTCGATCTGGATCTTCGCGACAAAGGTGATCCCGTCGAGATCGGCCAGCCCGCGCAGCATGCGCTTGGCCTTGGCGCCCTCGCTCATGTCCTCGGGGTTGAGCCCAAGCGCGCTGTCGATCATGGCCCGGAACTGGCTCTTGGAGATTTTCCAGCCGATCGACTGGCCCTGCTCGTCGAGCTTGCCGCCCTGCACGGTGAAGTTCTGCCAGAACTTACGCCGGGCAAACCGGCCCTCGGCCACGGTGAACTCGGCATCCACCATCAGCACATCGCTGCCCGGCTGGTTCGAGGGTTTCAGCAGCCCGCGATCCACCTCGCTCATCCCGTCCGTACCACCCTTGCGGATGGACATGGTCACCTTGGCGAAGGTGCCGTCGGGGATCAGGTCGCCGGATTGCTGCGGTGCGACGTCGTTCATGTCGAAGGTCATGGGGATTATCCTTTCGGGGTTTGGTTGATCTTGGTGAGAAGCGCGCCGAGATCGGCGGGTTCGGTCAGGTCGAGACGGCCCGAGCGATCCTTGGCGGGCAGGCCCCAGGGGTTGGCGGACTGGCAGACGAGGCGGCGCGCGGTGCCCTTGTCGGGATCATGACGCCAGCTGCGCGCGCCCTCCGCGCCCTCTTCCTGCGTGAAGAGGTCGAGCGTCATGACCTGATCGACGATGCCCGGCAGTTCGCGCGCGGCCTTGCCGCCTTCCATCTGCGGCTGGAACGTCACCCTGTTCATGTCGTCGACGACCTTCTCGAGGATGCCGACGAAGATGACGGTGCGCCCCGGCGCATGCTGAAGATGCTTCAGCAGGCCGATGACCTCGCGCGCCAGAAGCCCGTAGGCGCCGCGCGTGTCCGGTTTGCCGGTGCGTTCCGACAGAGCCTCGGGCCGGGTCTTGGCCCATGCCATGGCCTGACGCGTTAGATCCGTGATGCTGTCGACGAAGATGATGCGCTTGGTGTCGATCTTCTCGGCCAGC